GTTGGTGTTCGCGGTGGTCGTTGCTGCGTTCGTCATGCTTACTATGTACCTACGCAATGTGACAGCTTCGTGACGGACATGTGACGATTGTGTCATGACGACGATTGGGACAGCGGGTGAAAATGCTTTGCGCCCCCCGGCGGGGCGCGTGGTCACGATCCCGCAGAAAACAAGCCTCCAGCGCAGCCCGCGCCACCCCTGCCGCCCCCCGGACAAGCCCCGGCCCGTGTGCCAGTAAGATCCACGGTGACACCCGCCCCGCTCCCGATCCCTATGAGCCCCCCGGAAACCATCACCCAGGCCCGCCCACGCGCCCCAGGCACGAGGACGAGCCCCGGGCCGCACCGGACCTACCTCCCCGACCGACCCCGCTCAGGAGGCCAAGAGTAGCCCGCCGGACGCGAGCAGGGCCACGGCGCCAGGGTCATCCCCAGCGGCCTCGGCCTCCCGCACCGCGGCCCCCAGCGGATCCTCGCGATCCTCGTCAGGGTCGGGCACCGAAGACGCAGACTCCGCCAGCCATCGAAGGCGATCGGCCTCGGTGAAGTGGCCCAGGGACTCAGCGTCTCGGGCCGAGCGGAGTAGGTCCAGGGAAGTCACGGCTCACGTAACGGAAGATAACGCGGGCCGGCCGGAGAGTCAAGGGCAAGGACAGGGCGCCCAACCGGCCCGTGAGACGATTAGAGGGTGAGACAGTGCCGACCCCGCAGCGCGGACGCGAGCTGACCGTCGAGGAGCGACGGGCCGAGGTCGCAAGGCTCACCCACATGGCGTGGAGCGCGAGGCGGATCGCGGAGCATCTCGGGTGTGGACACGCGACGGTGTCTCGGGACGTGGACGCCATCCTGACCGAGCTGTCCGCGCACCAGACGAAGGACGCCGAGAAGATTCGGGCCCGGGAGCTGGAGACGCTGGCCCAGGCTGAGGCCGCGGTCCTGAAGGTTCTTGACCGCGCAGAGGCCGAGGACTTCGAGCTGGTGCTGAAGGCGTCGGACCGGATCGCGAAGTTGCAGGAGCGCCGCGCGAAGCTGCTCGGCCTCGACGCCCCCGAGCGTCTGGACGCGACGATGCTAGCCATCGCGAACCCGTCGGAGGCGGCGCGCTTGGTGCGAGAGGCATTCGGTGAGGACGGTAACGGAAGCGGACATCCGGGCGATGCTCCTGGAGCCGCAGACGCCGACGGTGGACCTGTCGGCGGCGACGCTGGCGAAGTACCGCCGGGTCCTCCCCGAGAATGAGTGGCGCGCGCTCGATGCGTGGGCGACGACCCTCTACCCATATCAGCGGGCCTGGGTCTTCGAGCCGGCGCGGCGAGCGATTGCGCTTGGGTCACGTCAGATCGGCAAGAGCCACGGCACGGCCGGCACCGGCGTCTTGTGGGGCGCGTTCAACGGCGAGCTGACAACGATCGTCTCGATCGGGCAGCTCGAGTCCAGCGAGGTCCTCGACAAGGTCGCTCGGCACGCTGACGTCCTGACGCGACTCGGTTCGCGCATGGCCCGCGTGGTAGGCAAGTCCGGCACGCAGATTCGATTCGCGAGCGGTGGCCGCGTGCTGGCGCTCCCGAGCACCGGTGGCAGGTCGTTCACCGGCAACCTCTTCCTCGACGAGCTCGCCTACCAAGAGCACGCCGAGGGGGTGTGGGACTCGGCCATGCCGACGACCATCCGGCGTGGACTGAAGAGCCGGATCGCCAGCACCGCGAACGGGATCGGCAACCTCTTCCACTCCCTGTGGAGCGAGCCCGAGAAGCACATCGGGTACGCGACGCACGAGACGCCGCTGAAGATGGCGCTCGACGCGGGGATGCGCGTTGACCTGCTGGATTGCTGGTCCGCGGTGGCCAAGGGCGACCGGCGCCTCTTCGACCAGATCTTCAACTGCCGCTTCCTTGACGGCGAGCAGCAACATATTCCGACCGAGGCGATCACAGCGGCAACGACTGACAACCTGTACGTGATCCCCGGCACGGGCGTCTGGTACGCGGGGCTCGACATCGGCGAGAACAGCGACCGAACGGCGTTGGTCGTGGTGCACTTCGACGGCGAGGTCGCGCGGGTGCGAGCCGTAGTGACGATGAAGCGCACCGAGCACGGGGCCCTCCAGAACCTCGTGGCGTGGGCGTTCCAGACCTGGGACTTGCGCCGACTCTGCGTTGACGCGACGGGCCTGGGAACGTTCCCGACGCAGGAGATGGCTAAGAAGTTCGGATCGCAGCGCGTCGAGGCCGTAAGGTTCTCCAGTACCTCGAAGGAGGAACTGGCGACGACGCTCTATTCGGCCTTCCTCGACGAGTGGGTCCGCATCCCGTCGCACGATGGGGCCACGCAGACCATCGAGCCCGGCGGGTCGGTGGCACTTCAGCGCGATGTGATGGCGCTGCGACGGACCCGCCTTCCCGGAGGAGCCGTTCGCTACGACGCCCCGCGCACCAGCGAGGGCCATGCGGACCGCGCCTGGTCCCTCGCTCTCGCCCTCTACGGCATCACGAATCGCCCGACTGGAAAGACCGTGAGATTCGATGGCGAGCGCACGGCAGCTTGAGGGGCACGAGGACGCGCTGAAGATCGCGCTCCTCCACCGCTCGCCGAGGTACATCCGGCTGAACGAGCTCGAGCGGTGGGTGGACACCACCCAGTACGACGGGCGCCCCGACTGGTTCGACGGCAGCGAGACGGCGCCACCGCTGCGTGCCCGCAAGCCGTGCATCGCCTACCCCATCGTCCGGACGGCCATCGACTCCAACGTCGATCTCACGCTCGGCGAGGGGAAGTTCCCCGCCATCCAGCTCACCGACGGCGACGACAAGGACGCTGGGCCCGAAGGCACTGCGCTGTCGGACGACGAGAAGAAGCTCATCGACGGGGCCATCAAGAAGCTCGAGAGCCTGGCCAAGTTGCGGCCCGCCATCCGCGCGGCGTTCGCCATGGCCCAGGCGTGCGGCTCGGTCGTGGTGATCGGCGGCGTCCGCAACGGCGTCCCGACCGTGGACGTCGAGCAGGCCAAGCGGTGCACGCCGACGTTCGCCGACGATGGCAGCGTCGAGAGCCTCGAGATTCGCTACCCCTACATCGTCGAGGTCAAGAAGCCCGACGGGACGTGGCGAGCGGAGTGCCGCCTTTACCGTCGCGCCATCGACGCGCAGCGGGATGTGACGTTCAAGCCCGTCGTGGCTCCGGCAGATGGCCGCGAGCCGGCGACGTGGACCGAGGACCCCGCCAAGACCGTCTCCCACGGGCTCGGGTTCTGCCCCGTCATCTGGTACCGCCAGATGGTGGCGTGCCGGACCGAGGGCGTCATCGACGGGCGCGCCATCCACTCGCACCTCCTCGACGAGATCGAGGCGCTGGACATGGCGCTGAGCCAGTGGCACCGGGCCGCTTGGTTCGCGGGCGATCCGCAGTTGGTCGTCACCGGCGCCGACGAGCGCGGGCCCATGACCGGCGAGACGCTGGTGAAGGCGCCCGACGTCCTGCTCTCGACCCCGAAGGGTGGCGAGCTCAGCGACAAGAACCCGATGAACGGGCAATGGGGCGGCCGGGCCAAGAAGGCCAAGGTCAAGAGCCCCGGCGTCCTGTGGGAGTACGAGAGCAAGGACGCGAAGGTCACCGTCCTCACCCTCCCGGGCGATGCACTGAAGGCCATCCAGGACCACTGCCGCGACCTCCGCGACAAGGTCAGCGAAGGGCTCGCCGTCGTCTTCACGGACCCCGAGGCGACCCGGTTTGCGTCGGCCCTGAGTGGCAAGGCCCAGCAGATGCTTCGGGCCCGCCAGCTCGATCGGTGCGACCAGTACCGCGACGACATGGCGGACGGCCTGGTGACGCCGCTGGTGCAACTGCTCCTCCGCGTGGTGGAGCTGGTCGGCGTCAAGGCTGCCGCCATCACCCGCGCGGTCCCGGTCATCAAGAAGTTGGGCGAGCGCCCGAGCATCACCCTTCGGTGGGGCGCGTACTACGAGCCCGACCCCGAGGAGCAGACCAAGCTCGCCAAGTTCCTGGTCGAGGCCGACAAGGTGATCGCGCTCCCCGACCGCATCAAGCTCCAGAAGTTGGCGCGCGCGCTCGACGTCGAGAACGTGGACGCGCTGCTCGCCGAGATCGAGGCCGAGCAGGCCAAGCGCGACGAGAAGGCCGCGAAGATTGCCGAGAGCGGCGCGAATGCCCTGATGCAAGCAGCGCACGGCGATGGCACCCCGGTCGGAAAGCGAGCTGGCGGCCCAGCAGGAGCGGGAGCGCAAGCGGATGCTCGCGGCCGAGGGGGCCCTCCTCCTCCTGCTGCTGCGGCGCGTGCGCCTGGCGGGTGACGGCTTCGGGCCGCTCTGGACGCCCGACGAACTGCAACGCGGGGTCGCCACCGACATCCTGGCGGGCAGACGAGCGGCGGCAACGGCCGCGCAGCTAGAGCTGCAGCGTGAGGCGGACGCCATCGGGTTTGACGTCTTCGCCCGCGGGCTACCCTGGGGCCACGAGGTCCAGCGGGCCCACCGGGCCGCGCACGGGCTGGCTGAGGGGCTCCGGCGGCATGTGGAGCTGGCCGCCCTGGACGACGTCGAGGAGGCCGCTCGCGACGCCGTCCGCTGGGCCAGCACCCGAGCCGAGACGACCGCCGCCACGGAGGTCGCCGAGTCGTGGACCACGGCGCGGGACCTGTCGCTCGAGGACGCCCTGTCCCGGGAGCCGCGCCTTGCCCTCGAGCTGGTCAAGGTCTGGGACGCCGAGCTGGACAAGCGCACGTGTGACGTCTGCGCCAACGCGCACGGCACCATCGTAGGCATCGACGAAGACTTCCCGGACGGTACCCCGGGCGGCGTGCACCCGCGCTGCCGGTGCCAGTACCACGTCATGACGATTCACGAGTGGAGAACGATCCAGTGAAAGCCTGCCAGGTCTGCGGCTACGTGTGCAACGACGTGGCCCCCACGTGCCCGAACTGCGGCGAGGCTTCGTGGGCGGCCATGGTGCGCGCCGAGAAGCGGCCCGAGCCGGTTGCCGCTCCCGTCGCCGCCCCGGCTCCTGCTGAGCGCTTCGAGTCGCGCCGCAACGACGACCGCCGCGGGCGGAGGTAACACGATGCCCACCGGCTCTTTCCAGCAGGTGATGTCGGGGACGACCACCACGAGCACCAACGTCGCTCACGTCGTTGGCTCCGTGGTGCGCGGCCTCCGCAAGTACGACTGGTTCACCATCGACGCCAACCTG